TGCGTGCTTTTACCATGTCTAATTTTGAAACAGAAGTACATGAGATGTATGTTGACCTAGTTGTATTTGGTACTGGATGTATGTTTGTTGAGATGGATGACAAGACATTAAGATTTAGTACAAGGCATATATCAGAGTTTTATGTAACAGAAGATCAGTATGGTATTGTTGATACTGTATTTAGAAAGTATGAGTTACCTGCAAGACAAGCTGTGCAGAGATTTGGCATTGATAATGTAGGTGCATTTATTGCACGAACATTTGAGAAGAAGCCTGATGAGAATGTAGAGATACTTCATGTTGTGATGCCTAGAAAAGAAAGAGATCCAACGAAACGAGATAATAAGAATATGCCATTTGCATCTATGTATATTTGCATGGAAACAAAAATGATATTGGCAGAGAGTGGTTTTCAGGAACTACCTTACGTTGTACCACGCTTCTTAAAGGCAACAGGAGAAGTGATGGGTAGATCTCCAGCTATGGTTGCATTGCCAGACGTAAAGATGATTAACTTAATGTCTAAAACAATCATACAAGCAGCACAAAAAATGATAGATCCTCCACTATTAGTGCCTGATGATGGGTTCTTGCTCCCCATTCGAACCCAGCCTGGAGGTCTCAACTTTTACAGATCAGGCTCAAGAGATACAATAACACCACTACAAACTGGTGCAAACATACCTATTGGATTAAATATGGAAGAACAACGAAGATTAGCAATTCGTTCTGCTTTCTTCGTTGACCAATTATTAAGTGGCAGTACACCTAACATGACAGCGACAGAAGTTATACAAAGACAAGAAGAAAGAATGAGAGTTATAGGTCCTGTGCTTGGTAGATTAATGAACGAAATGCTAAGACCTTTGATTGACAGGGCGTTTGCTTTGATGCTTCGTGCAGATATGCTTGCTACACCACCAGAGGTTTTACAAGGATTAGATATTGATATTGAATATGTGTCACCATTAGCTAGAGCACAAAAGTCAAGTTCTGTAAATGGTGTAATAAGAGCATTAGAAATACTAATGCCACTATCACAACAATTACCAGTTGGAGATCATATAGATCCTGATGGATTAGTAAATTACTTAACGGAATCATTAGGAGTTCCGAAAAAAGTTTTAAAGCCACAGTCATCTATTGATGAGGAAAGAGAGCAGCGTGCAATGATGCAACAAGAACAAATGGAAAGACAAATGGAGCAAGAAGATGTTGCTACAGTAGGACAAGCTGCTCAAGCTGTAAGAATGGTTGGTGGAAATGAGTGAACAGATAGCACAACTAAAAGTAATGTATAAAGATGCTTTTGAAGGTAACGCTGGTAAAAAAGTTTTAAAAGATTTGGAGATACGTTGTAACTGGCGTGCTTCAAGTTATGTAGCTGGAGATGCCAATGCTACAGCCTTTGAAGAAGGTAAAAGGGCAGTAATACTACACATATATAACATGATGAAAGAGGAGTAGATATGTCTGAACAAGTTGCTGAACAGGTAGCCGAACCAGTACAGCCTACAGTGATGGAAACACCATCAGAGGTTGCACAAGGTGGGTCTGGTAACAGTTTCATGGAAATGATACCAGAAGAATTAAGAGAACATCCTAGTCTATCACCAATAAAAGATGTTGGTAATTTAGCTAGGAGTTATGTAAATGCACAGAGATTGATAGGTAGCGACAAGGTTCCGTTACCAAAAAATCCTACAGACGAAGATTTAGATAATATTTATAGTAAGTTAGGCAGACCAGAAACACCACAGGGATATGAGTTGCCTGTTGATGGTAATGTTATAACTGAAGAAATAGCTACACAATATGCAGACATTGCACATAATCTAAGACTTACACCACAACAAGCACAAGGTGTGTTGGATTATTATAAAAGTACAGTTCAACAAACAAGCGAAGGTCTAGCACAGCAAGCAGAAGAACAAGCAGAGCAGACAGCAGCAGAACTTCAGAAAGAATGGGGTCAGGCTTTTGAGCAAAAAGTAACGGCTGCAAAAGATATTGTTGAGCAGTTTGGTGGTAGTGATTTGTTGAAAATGAAACTAGAAGATGGAACATTAATTGGCAATCACCCAGCTTTTATAAAGGCTTTTGCTGCTATGGGAGATTTTAAATCTACTGTAACAAGTGAAGATACTGTTAGTGACAATGCAACTAATAGAGCTTACACACCACAGATGGCACAACAAGAAGTTGATACTATAATGAACGATAAAACACACGCCTATTGGAATAAGAAAGATCCTATAGGAAGGCAACGTGCTATAGAACGTATGCAAGAATTAATGGGGTACATTCATGGATAATGAGTTAACCCCAATTCAACATATTCGTTTGGAATGTTTAAGATTTGCTGTAGAATTTGGAACGCAAAGAGATTTGTTGCATCCAGAGAAACAAGCTGATATATATTACAAATGGGTTATGCAGGGTAGCTCGGCAACGAGTCCTCAAGACAATCGGATAGACGATAGCCTAAAGTCGGCTTTAAAAACTAGGAGTGTCCGTAAAGGGTAGCACACTGCAAATAAATCAAATGTAACTTTTACAAAGGAGACTTAAATGTCAGCCACAGTAACTACAGCATTTGTCCAACAGTATTCTGCTAACGTACAGATGCTGTCTCAACAGATGGGAAGCCGTCTTAGAGATGCAGTTCGTGTAGAGAATATTACAGGGAAAAATGCTTTTTTCGATCAGGTAGGCGTTGCTACTGCTCAGTTGCGTACCAGCCGTCATGCCGACACTCCACAGATAGACACACCTCACGCAAGGCGTAGAGTGAGTTTAGCTGATTACGAGTATGCCGATTTAATTGATGACCAAGATAAAGTCAGAATGTTAATCGATCCAACATCTTCTTATGCAATGGCTGCTGCTGCTGCAATGGGTAGAGCAATGGATGACGTTATCATTACTGCTGCACTTGGAAATGCTTTTACAGGCGAAACAGGTTCAACTACTACTGCTTTTTCATCTGATAATCAGATTGCAAATGGTAGTGCAGATATGTCTGTTGCTAAGTTAATTCAAGCTAAAAAAATATTAGATTTAGCTGACGTTGACCCATCAATACCAAGATATATTGCAGTTGGTCCTAATCAGATTGAAGCTCTGTTAAATACTACATCAGTAACAAGTTCTGACTTTAATACAGTTAAGGCTCTTGTTCAGGGTGAAGTTGATACTTTTATGGGTTTCAAGTTTATTGTAACAAACAGACTATCGCTTGCATCAAACATCCGATCATGCTTTGCATGGGCAGAGGATGGGATTGCTCTAGGCATAGGTAAAGACGTATCAGCAAGAATAGACGAGAGAGCAGACAAAGGTTATGCTACTCAAGTTTATTATTGCATGAGTGTTGGAGCCACACGCATGGAAGAATCTAAGATTGTGCAAATCGATTGTGATGAATCAGCTTAAGGGAGAGTGAACAATGACTACTAAAAACACAACTCTTGTAGCAAATTTTGAAGCTACTCCTCAAGTTGCAAGTAATGCTCACGAGTTACATGGCGTTTTGCGTGTTGCTCAAGGCACAGTCGCACTAGCTGCTGGTGATAGCACAGACAATGATATTGTTATGCTTGCACCAATTCCTAGTAACGCATCAATCACAGCTTTAAGTGTTGCAGCAGATGCACTCGGTGGATCATGCACATTTAACGTAGGGTTATATCAGACAAATGGAACAGTTGTAGACGAAGATCTATATGCAACTTCTGTTGCTGATGGAACTACAGCAGTGGCAGATCTCAGAACAGAAGCAGCCGATATAAATACTATTGGTACTCAGTTATGGGAAAATGCTGGTGCTTCAGTTGATCCAGGTGGTTACTACTACGTTGCAGCGACTTTTAATGCAACAGGTGGAACAGCAGGTGATATGTCATTTATCATACACTATGTTGTTAACTAAAAAAAATGTAGGGAGCAGTTAATCTGCTCCTTACCTTTAGGAGTTTGATATGCCGTCAGTAGTAGACATTTGTAATGAAGCTATGGATTTACTTGGTGCAGCGACCATTACTGCATTGACAGAAAACTCTAAAGAAGCACGACTTTGTAATAGAAGATTTGAAACAGTAAGAGATGCTGTTTTAAGAGCACACACTTGGAATGTAGCTATATCAAGGACATCTTTAGCACAAGATAGCACTGCACCTTCGTTTGGATTTACTTATCAATTTACATTACCTACAGATCCTTATTGTTTAAGAGTTATTTCTTTTTGGAACTCTAACGTTAACAATGAAATTGCTGCGTATGACAGTAATGTTATGTATAAAATAGAAGGCAGGAAAATACTTTCTAATGAGGGTACTTGTTCTATTATTTATATAGGTAGGGTTACAGATACAGAACAATTTGATTCTTTGCTTAGTAGCACTATTGCACACAGGTTAGCGTCTGAAACAGCTTATGCTATAACTGGTAGTAATGCTTTGGCTCAATCTATGTATTCTTTATATCAGGCAAGGCTTAGTGAAGCTAGGAGCATGGATGCACTAGAGGGTTATCCAGAACAATTACAGGCAGATACTTACACTAACGCAAGGTTCTAATATGGCTAGAGTATCGTCTATTATCACTAACTTTAGGGCAGGTGAAATATCTCCACGCCTAGAGGGTAGAATTGATTTACAGAAATATAATGAAGCTGTAAAAGAATTAGAGAACATGATTGTGTTTCCTCAAGGTGGTGTTACTCGTAGACCTGGAACATATTACGCAGGAACCACAAAAGATGGTGGTCAGGTAAGATTAATTAACTTTGAGTTTAGTGATACACAAGCCTATGTATTAGAATTTGGTAATAATTACATAAGAGTATTTAAAGATGGTGGCTTAGTGACAGAAGCTACAACAACAATATCTGCAATAACAAAAGCAAACCCAGCAGTGGTGACATCTAATTCACATGGTTTGAATAATGGTGACAGAGTGTTTATTACTGGTGTTGTTGGTATGACAGAGGTAAACAACAAAGAGTTTACAGTTGCAGGAAAGACAACAAATACATTCCAGTTAAGTGGTGTAAACAGTTCATCTTTTACAACTTATGGAAGTGCAGGAACAGTTGGAAAAATAGTAGAGATAACAACAACTTACACGACAAGTCAGTTATCCAGCATTAACTTTGCACAGTCAGCAGATGTTTTGTTTCTTGCACATAACAGTCATGAACCTGCAAAGTTAACAAGAACAAGTCATACATCATGGACATTAACAGACATTGATTTTACTGATGGTCCTTATCTTGATGAAAACATAACGACAACTACTTTGTACGCTTCAGCAGATAATGGTTCTGTAACAATAACAGCAAGTGCTGATTTATTTGCAAGCACAGATGTTGGTAGATTAATTAGGTTTCGTGAGGTATTAGAAATAACTTATGATGAATGGGCAGCAAGCACAAGCTATGCAAACAATGTTTTTGTGAGATATAATGGTCATGTTTATAAACATACGACTGGATCTACGCAGACATCAGGTAACACGCCACCAGTACACACATCAGGCACAGAAACATATGGCAGTTTAAATTGGGAATATAGGCATGATGATACTGGCTATGTAAAGATTACAGGGTATACAAACGCAACAACTGTTACAGCTTCAGTTCAAACAGATGATGGTGGCATAGCTGTTCTACCAGCACAGGTTGTTGGATCAAGCAATGCGACAACAAAGTGGTCATTAGGTAGTTTTAGTGCAACTACAGGGTTTCCAAGAGCTATCGGATTTTATGAGGAACGCTTGTATTTTGCAGCAACCACAGATCAACCACAGACTATATTTGGTAGTGTTTCTGCTGATTTTGAAAACCATACACCAGGAACCACAGATGATGCAGCTATAAATGTAACGATAGCTTCAGACCAAGTAAACGTGATAAAGCATTTATTACCAGCTAGATTCTTACAGTTATTAACTACAAGTGCTGAGTTTACGTTATCAGGTGGTGCAGGTTCAGAGCCAGTCACACCTACAAATGTAAATGTCCTTAGAGAAACTACGTTTGGTACAGGTAATGTAAAGCCATTGAGAGCAGGTAACAGTACAATATTAATACAAAAAGGTGCAGAAAAAGTAAAAGAGATTACCTTTGATTTAGATACAGATGGATTGTTGGGTGTTGATTTAACTGTATTAGCAGATCATTTGGCTAGAGGTGGCTTAACTGACATGGTTTGGCAACAGGAGCCTGAGTTATTATTGTGGTTTGTTCATAGTGATGGCAGACTTATTGGGTTAACTTATGACAGAGCTAATGCTACAGTGGGTTGGCATGAGCACAGTTTAGGTGGTAGTGGTGTGGTAGAAAGTATTACAGCTATACCCAGTGGTGCAGAAGATCAGGTTTATCTAAGTGTAAAGAGAACTATTAACAGTGCGACTGTAAGACATATAGTTTTTCTCAAGTCATTATATTTTAATGATGCTGTGGCAGATGCTTTTTTTGTAGATAGTGGGTTAACATACAGTGGTAGTGCTACAACGTCTATTACAGGCTTAAATCATCTTGAAGGTGTAACAGTAACCATTTTAGCTGATGGGTCTGCACACGCTGATAAAACAGTTAGTGGTGGTGCAATTACATTAGATAGAAGCTCATCTAAAGTTCATATTGGTTATGGTTATACATCATCATTAGAAACATTGCGTATGGAAGCAGGTGCAGAAGATGGTATTGCACAAGGTAAAATAAAAAGAATACATGGTGTTACGGCTAGATTCTTTCAAACAGTTGGTGCAGAGTTAGGTCCTGATACAAGTAACCTTGACAGATTGCCATTTAGAGATAGCAGTATGAATATGGATGAAGCTGTACCATTGTTTACTGGTGATAAAGAAATATCTTTTCCATCAGGGTATGATAATGATGCAAAGATTGTTATAAGGCAGACACAGCCATTGCCTATGACAATATTAGCTATTATGAGAAGGTCTAATACATTTGATGCTTAAAATTAAAAATTTTGAAAAAAAAGATTTAGAAATGATAGAAACTAATTTTCATTTTCCAGAAAGCTCAAAAGCAGCTATGATGAAAGAAAGTTGTATTAGTGCATACACAGCATTGCAGGAAAGCAAGGTTTTTATGATTGGTGGTGTATATGGATTGTGGGAAAACGTAGGTGAAGCATGGTTTATTATGTCAAGCATGGCTTACAAAAAGCCATTTGCTGCTGCAAAATATTCTAGTTTATTGTTAGATCATGTGCAAGATAACGCTAAGTTAAAACGTATTCAGGCAAGCGTGCATACAAATGATAAGCAAGCTGTTAGATATGTAGAGTGGTTAGGTTTTGAAAATGAAGGTTTAATGAAAAAGTATGGTCCTGATGGTTCAGACTATTATCGTTTTGCGAGGGTGGCGTAATGAGTAATCAAGCAGCAGCAGCAACAGGCATAACTGCTATTATGGGATTTAAAGCAAGTCAAGCAGCAGCTAAAAACGCTAAGTTGACTGCTGAGTACAATGCTAAAATTGCTGAAAATGAAAAAGTTTTATTACAGCGTTCTGCAAGAGATGAACAAGCTAAACTTAGAGAAGGTTCGGATAAACTTGTTTCAGCACAAAGAGTATCTGCTGCAAAATCAGGTGTTGTTGTAGGTACTGGTAGTAATTTGCTTGCATTAAGAGATACATTTATGAAAACAGAAGAAGATGCTATAGCAATTAGGTATGCAAGCAGTATACAAGAACAAGCAAAAACAGCACAAGCTGCTATGATAAGAGCAGAAGGTGCGTCAAGATCTTCTGCTCTTAAAACACAAGCCTATGCAAATTTAATAGAAAGTGGCTCTATAGCTGCAACTATGATGGGATAAGAAATGCGAAAGATACCTACATACTACCAACAAAGACAGAGAGTAAAGGCGC